GTTTTCCCTGATGCAAGTGGTGGATTTATTAGTAAAATGACACTTGGTAGTATTAGCGGTTATTCTGTCCCACTAGCAACCTTTACACATCCTACTAATCCTAGTTCAAGAGGTCTTTCTATTAAATATGAAAGTACAAACTCAGCTGTTGCTGTAATAGATCCAACAACTAATAAAATTACACTATACAAAGACGGCTCTTTCAATATTATAGCTACTACCGTTGAAACAACCATACCTAACATACCTAAAAAATTTGATGTCGTTACGCTTCCATCGCCTGATATTACAGTTACTAAAGCTACACCCACAATAGCATTTGAAAGTAACGATCTTTTTAAAGATATGAAATTATTCGTGGGCAAAACATATACATTTAACCCAGCAACAGTTACGATACCTAATGGTATTCGTAGTGAGGAATTAAAAATTCTGTACACATGTGAACCTAAAGGCGTTGTTACAATATTATTAAATCCTTTACGGATACAAGTGAATAGTCAAGGTGAGTTTAGTATAAGAGCAACAACCGTAGGAACAACCAATTTTTATAGTAGTAATAATGCCGTTTCCGTGACTGAATACAGTGGTAATCTAAATACTCCTATAATAGTATTTCCTGGTGTCGGTGTCAAACGTGATTCTTCAGGTGTCTTTCTTGATACTTTTACCTACGGTGTTATGAATAATATTTATACCCCTGCGCCTGCTGTATTTCGAAAGCCTGAACCTTGGGAAGCAAACATACCTAATATTAGTTATTCAATACCTTCAGACTACTCAAGTATTGCTAGTTTAACAATGAAGAGTGTTACAGTGAATACTGTAGTAACACAAATTCCTCAGATTACAATAAAAAAAGTAGGTATTTTTACACTTACTGCTACAACAAACGTAACACCGGTATATGACACTGTTTCAATAAGTATGCGAGTTACAATCATAAAAGGTACACCTACATTTCAATCATGGGAGCCGTTTGGTAATGTTACTTTAAACCCAGGATATACTTATAATTTAATCCTTCCAACACCTTCCACCTCCTCCCATTCTACTGTTCTATCGGAAATTCCTCCGTTTAGAGTTGATTCGTTTACTTTATTAAAACCACCATCTATTAGCTCAACTGACGCATCTACCGACCCAAATAATATTGCTAGTTTCATATATAGTAATGCTTTAAATTTTAATGGTGTTTATGATTATGTTAATTTGGGTATTCCTACTTGGACGTATTCTACACAATTCCGAACAACTATGACCATAGAGTGTTGGTTTAAGACTACAGATACAAATAATCAGAAACCATACGCAAATTTTGTATCTCGTTGGTTAACAGGTGGCACTAATGCTCAATTTATGTTTTTTATGAACTCGATTGGACAAGTTGGGTTTTACGGAAGTGGTGCGGTTCAATCACCATCAACACAAACATATAAAGACACAATCTGGCATCATGCCGCTGTTACATTTAATTCTGGTGTAATCAATTTGTATATTGACGGTAGTATGAAAGCAACAAGCAGCACAGGTGCGTCAAAACCGCTTGATGATAATAGCACACTTAGACTTGTTATTGGAAGTGATGATGCCGCAGTAATTTCCCCAGCGAATACCGATCGCCAATTCCGCGGTTCTATTGCAGATGTTCGTATCTGGGATGTCGTGCGTTCTGCAGCTGATATTAAAAATAATTATTTAACACAACTTTTTGGTAATGAACCGGGGTTAGTATCTTATACAAAATTAGATTATGGGAGTGTATTAGGACCACCGATATTGGTGTTGCCTCTTGACGCTAAACTCGTAGATGGTGTTAAAGTATTTACAGTTAGAATGCGCGGAGCAGGATCTTTTTATATACAAGCCAAAATTGATGAAAGTGATAATTATAAAGAAGTTGTTTTTGACTCGGTGGTTCAAATATCTCATAAAATAAACGCTGTAATAAAATTTCCAGAATCTGTTAAAAACATTACATACGGTGACCCATATACATTTAAAGTAGCAGATTTTACCACCCCTCCAAAAGCGAATATAAACTGGTTATATGAACCATTATATATTTCATATTCTATTAGTGGATGTGCCGAAATAACATCCACTGGACAACTTAAAATAATAGGTGCCGGTTCTTTTACAATTACAGCAGAAACAAATGGTACAAGTGCATTTAGTAAACAATCTATTCCCATTAGCGTTACAGTTAAAAAAGCTACACCGACTATAGAATTTAAGTCCGATATGTTTATAGGTGTTGATGATAAGGCGTTACGTATTGATACTCCATATGAGTTTAAAGATGCAGAAATTAAAACATATAGGATTGACAATGCAGGAAATACAGTGCCTACTAATGTTTCCACTAGTGAACTCGTAATTAGATATAAAAGCGGCAATAATAATGCTACTGTAGATTCAGATAATAGAAAAATTCAAATAAATAAAATTGGTCGAATTGAGATTATCGCTTATACGGGCGGAAAGGATGCAGTTGACAACACCAAGGCTACCGACACGGCTAATTTTTATGGTGTCATTGAGCCATATACAACTAAATCAAATGCTCAAAACAAGCTTACTATTACAAAACCTTCCATTTTGGACAATAATAATAAAGAAGTTAGTACAGTTACGTATGGGCAACCATATACCATTTCCCCATCAACCTTTACCTATCCTACTACTAATCTTGCTTCAAGAGGTCTTTCTATTAATCATAAAAGTACAGACCCAGCTGTTGCTGTAATAGATGAAGCAACTAATAAAATTACACTAAATAAAATCGGCTCTTTTCAAATTATAGCTACTACCGTTGAAAACCAGAATTCCCCCATATTTATAAGTGATACACAAGAATCGGTTCTAATAACTGTTGATAAAGCTGAGGTCATCTACAACTCACCGTGGAATGCAGTGAATGAAAGTGTTTTATTTATTGGCGATACTATTCCTATTAATCCTCCAACGATTACAACTCCTTCGAATAAAACCGAAATTCTCCCGATTACATATAGTTATATCAGACAAATTAATAATGGAACAAAAGATGCAACTGTTACTGAAGAAATATCAAAATTATCGTTTAAAGTAAATTCTGGTAAAACATCATTTATTAGGGCTATTACTACAGAAAGCGACAGATATAAATCCAAAATTATCGAAAGTAATGTATTACCGCAAACCAGACTTAGGTATCCAATTATCAATTTTCAAACAAACCTTTTCCAGGACATTTTGGGTACGGTACTTGAAACTGATAAAACATATACTCTTAATCCGATAACGTTTGTTACGATTAATGGTTGGAACCCCCCTGGTGACGGTGTTGTATATAAATTTGAAATTGTACCTACCAACCCAACGGTTGCCGAGATAGTCGAAAACAATAAAGTTAAAACAATAGGTGTAGGAACATTTCAAATTAAAGCAATAACAACAAAAGGTACCTACAACTATTATGACATAGCTGATAAAACTTCTGTGTCTATAAATGTGTACGAGAGGGTTAGTTATATTGGAAACCTCTCCCCACAAATATCCGGTAATACAACCGTAGGTTCTAATCTTACACTCACCAATAAAATCGAATCATGGCGTGGTTCTACTCCTCTTACATTCAGTTATACATGGTATAGAATAGTTGGTAATACTGCAATCACATTAAATTCTACGAATGCAGAATATACAACACAATCTGCTGATATTGGGAAATCTATTATGTGTAAGGTAACAGGAACAAATCAGGTTAATAGCTTTAGTGTAGATAGTAATTCTATTACCGTTACCCCACCTCCAGAAATTAAATTATTAAATGGACGGTTGGTATTTATAGTAACGACAGGAACCACACCCAGTCCAAAAATCATTCGTGAAAATCCAAGAGGATCCGGCATGGAATGGTTTGCCGTTGTTAATAATGATTTTAAAATGGCTATTAAAAATTATGCAAAAGGAATAACATCACCATCGCGAAATGCTTTAAATTTTAATGGTGTTAATGATTATGTTAATTTGGGTATTCCTGCATGGACGTATTCTACACAGTTTCGAACAACTATGACCGTTGAGTGTTGGTTTAAAACTACAGATATAAATGATCAGAAAGGGAACGCATCTTTTGTAACACGTTGGTATAGTGGTAATGAAAGTGCTCAATTTATGCTTGGTATGAACTCGAATGGAAACGTTTATTTTCACACCGAAGGAGTTGGTGGTCTTCAATCACCATCAGCATATAAAGACACACTTTGGCATCATGCGGTCGCTACATTTAATTCTGTTAATAGTGAATTAATATTATATATTGATGGTAGTAGCGTGAACACAACAAGCATCCCAGGTACGTCAAAATTGCTTACTGATAATACAAAACTTAGACTTCTCATTGGTAGTGATGATCGTGATTTTCCCAACCGCCAATTCCGCGGTTCTATCGCAGATGTTCGTATATGGAATGTCGTGCGTTCTACCTCTGATATTAAAAATAATTATTACACACAACTTAATGGTAATGAATCAGGGTTAGTATTTTATGCGAAATTAAATCAAGGAACGGCAGGCGGTAATAACAGCGGAGTTACAACAACGGAAAATAATATGTTATCTGGTGGAACTATCGGAACATTAGTTAATTTTGCTCTATCTCCAGGGACTACTTCAAATTGGGTTTCGGGGCCACCACTACCGGTAATGCAGCTCGACCCCTCAAATAATTCTATTCCCTTCAATAATATTGTTACCACTTTAATGACGGATATGTCTAGTATGTTTGAAGGTGCATCTGCGTTTAACGGAGATATAAGTTCATGGGATACCTCGATTGTTACGGATATGTCTGCTATGTTTAGTGGCGCAACCGTATTTAACAGATATATCGGTTCATGGGATACGTCGAATGTTACTAATATGAGTAATATGTTTAAAAATGCAACCGCATTTAATATAGATATTAATTTTAAAAACAATTTTTCATATTGGAATACATCAAATGTTTTGAATATGAGTAGTATGTTTCAAGGTGCAACTGCATTTAATCAATATATCGGTGATTGGAATACACAAAAAGTTACAAATATGTCATATATGTTTAGTGGTGCGTCAAAATTTAATAATAATAGTAAGATTATTGAGTGGAATACACAAAATGTTACTAATATGTCCGCTATGTTTCAAGGTGCAGCCGCATTTAACCAAAATATCGGTTATTGGAATACAGGAAGCGTTACTAATATGTCCGCTATGTTTCAAGGTGCAGCCGCATTTAACCTATCTATCATCGATTGGAATACATCAAAAGTTGTGAATATGAGTAGTATGTTTCAAGGTGCAACCGCATTTAACGGATATATCGCTGGTTGGGATACAGAAAAAGTTAAAGATATGAGTAGTATGTTTCAAGGTGCAACCAATTTCAATCAATATATCGCTATTTGGAATACGCAAAATGTTACTACTATGCAGAGTATGTTTAGTAACGCGTCTAAATTTAATCAACCTTTACTACAGCGACACAGACAATTAATTATAAGGACCGGTGGTTCAGATTGGCAACAACGGATTATAAATAATGATACATCGGATGCAAATATTCAAGGTTGGGGTTATGATCAGCAATGGTATGATCCTAACGCTGCAAGCTATAACGAAATTGCTCTACAATTTAGATTTTATGCTGCTTATGTAACTAAATTATATAATATTACTTCGGGGTCAGCTACAGTATTTGTTTATGGTGGAATCATGGGAACTTATTATTTTGCCCGGGATGGTTTGGATACTTATACAGGAAGTTTCTACTACGGGGATATTAGGAATTGGGCTTATACATTGCCTAGTGGTATCATTATACCTAAACCAAGAGAGAATTGGGATACACAAAACGTTACAGATATGAGTTACATGTTTTATAATGCTTTTTCATTTAATAATAATATATCTAATTGGAATACACAAAACGTTACAAATATGAGTTACATGTTTAGTAACACAGGAAAATTTAATAATAATATATCTAGGTGGGATACACAAAACGTTACAAATATGAGTTACATGTTTGGTGACGCAGGAATGTTTAATAATAATATATCTAGTTGGAATACACAAAACGTTACTACTATGCAGAATATGTTTATTGGAGCGTCTTCATTTAATCAACCTATTTTATCCTACTGGAAAACATCAAAAGTTACAAATATGGCTTATATGTTTACTTATGCATTCGCTTTTAATAATGCTGGATCTCCTAACAGTATCGCTGGTAGTTGGGATACGGGAAACGTTACAGATATGTCTTACATGTTCCATAGATCCCTAGAGTTTAACTTTCCCATTGGTAATTGGAATACATCCCAAGTGACTAATATGTTTTCAATGTTTAATTCTGCTCCGATTTTCAATCAATATATTGGTAATTGGAATACATCTAAAGTCACCAATATGTATGGTATGTTTTTTGGTGCAACGTCTTTTAATAATGGCCTTAGACTAGAAAAAAATTTTTTGGGGCTTTTAATCAATAGTGATTACTTTTTTGTATACAGTAATGGATACCCATTAATAAACTATATACGTCCCCAACAAAAATTAAACTGGGATGTGTCCAATGTTACAAATATGAGTTACATGTTTTGGGGTGCTACATCGTTTTTTAATGTGTATATTCGTGGTTGGAATGTAGCAAGAAATGATTTATCTTTTCAGGGATTTAGGGGTAATGGTTGTCCTATACCGGATGATTTTACACCCGATAGAATAAGATATTCGCAAGGAGGAGGAAAAAACTAGTAATTATACCAAATAATAATATATCAACCAATAATAATATAAAATATTTAGTTTATATTATAACTATAACTATACCTATAACTATATCTATAACTATATCTATAACTAGCACATATTCATGGAAAAAGAGTCATTGTCTTCTAATTCTCCCAAGCCAACCATAAAGCTGCTCCCATTCCAAAAAACAAAACAAGAACGTTCCGCTGATGTAAAACCTATTATACAGAAATTAAGCGAACTAGAGTTAAACACGTCTTATCCTGCAATAAAGCGGTTATATAAAGAGATCGGCGAATATGTCAAGGACGGAGAATCGCGTAAGATTAATATTGCATTTCCAGAAGTTAAGCGACGCATTAAAGGATTTTTATCCGATGATACACGCAAAGAAACGTGGGTAAAACTAGAATCAGATGAATAATGCTCCAGCGGATAAATAAATACTCCGGTATCACGCTACTATCCCTCCCTCTCTCTCTTTCAATTTTTCTTATCTATTAATATTTCTTTACCAAGATTTTTTATTATTTTCTTTTCATAGTTGTTATAGTTTTCAATCGGTTCGCATATTGACCGCATCATAGTGAGGTATTCGATTTGTTTTCTTTCCGTCTCCATCCAGTCAGGATTATCGATTGCCCATTGTTGCAAAGCTGTGCGCTCCATATCAGCAATTTTTACGATTGTGTTTTTCATAATGTCATGATTATCGTCTTTCGACCAATTGTCTTCGTTTTTAATATACATTATGTCGCGTTTTATATCTGTACAATGAATTGGACGTTTATGAATGTCCAACTCTTTGAGCCCTTTTATCATAACATCGGTTATTCCCCGGGAGATACCGTTTGTTTTTGAAAATAGTAAGTCTTCTAATGTTATCTTTAACGAGTCGATAAAATCCGATATATTTAAAGCATCTTTGCACTGTTCGTTTAAAAATACATTCAAGTTGAAGTTATTCGTCGTATTATTATTAGTATTATTGGTGGTGTTACCTATCTTCGGTATTATACTATTTATCTGTTCTTGTTGTCCTTTAATAATTTTCATCATCTCGTCGTTATCTTTAATCAGCTTAAATAATAGTTCATCCTTGTTTGGAATATTATATAAGTTATCTATTTTAGCGTTTGATTCTTCATTTTTACATTGTTCTGATGATAACATGCTCACGTTGGTTATATAGTCACATATCTTCATATGCTTCCATAATCCCGAGCGAGTATTATAAACTTTTTTACATTTATTACACATATTATGCTGTGCGACTTTTTGCGACTTTTTTGTTTCCATGGTTTCCATTGTTACCATATCATCGTGTTTTCTAGTAGAAAGGTGTTTATCAAAATCACTCTTCTTAGACGTATTATAGTCACAAACTTTACATACAAAAAATGGCGACTTTTTGAGCGACTTTTTTGTTTCCATTTGTTTCTTAATATGCATAGAGATAATTATTTAAATCATTTCTGTAAATTGTGTAAAAAGTTATCGTAACAAATTTTCAATCTTAAAAATGCGATTTAGAGCATTATGCTCTGAGTGACGAATGCATCGCTTTTTTTAAATCTCTACCCCCGGTTTTCAAAATTGGACATTTATAAATGTCCATTTTTCAAAAAGGGCCTCCGAGAGTTGAAATTTTCATACATCGATGTTATAATTCCATTCTGCTCCATTTCACCAAAGTATGAAAATATATTGAAAATAAATACGTTATAATTGTTAAAAAAAACAGTTACAATAAAGTAGTATAGGTACGCTAGTATAACTACGATGAATACGATGAATACGACGACGACTTTAGAAAAATGTGAAAAGGAAAAGGAAAAGGAAAAGGAAAAGGAAAAGGAAAATGAAAAGGAAAAGGGAAAAGAAAGCCATAAGAGTAACAAAAAACTTAAAATGATAGAGGACAATGTTATTAGAAAATTTTGTATATATTTATATAAAAAATTTAACTTAAAAGAGTTACAAGAAAGTACATTCTATCGTCATGTACATGACACATTTATTTTTTTAGTCTCTTTTATAGCAATGTTTAGCATGAACTTGACGCACCTAACTGTTCTTTTTATAATTGTTTCATTAGATGCTTTTGCGGTTGTTGTTAGACACGGATGCCCATTAACTGCACTGGAAAGAAAATATATTAAACGTTCATCCTGTGATGATCGCGATGAGTTGTTGGGTGCCTTTGGTATATCATATAACTGCAACCATGAGTATGAAAAACAGGTAGAGTTACTTATTAATGTATGGATGCTTGTAGCAGGCAAGTGTATGTGTATTATAATAATGAAAATGTTTAATGTAAAACTGTTTAACTATAATAATATATATTCAAATGAATAATAATTACTGGTTAATTATAGTAAAATATGAAGATTATACATATTTAAGAATATAGATAAAATATTAAAATATTACATATTAAGTATTAAAATAATAACTATTAAAATAGTAGATAGTAATGGATTTTATTTCAGATAGAATAAATAGTATTATTATTAAGTTATTGGATGATTTATATAAATTTTTGAATATCTTTTTTAGGCAAAATTTATCGGAAAATATAACTGTTATAAATAATTTAAAAAAAAACGCACCATCGTGGTTGTTAATACTATCTACTATTTCTATTATATCATACCCAAACATTTTCTTAGGCGTATTTACATTTATAGTATTTATATTTATTGCTTATTTTTATCATGTAGTAGCGCATGTTCACAAAAATATTTTTTCAATCGTTCATCATTATCATCATGAAAATGATAATTTCTTTTCGCACTTTATTCAGATAATTCTTGAATTATCTATACCATATCCATTTGTAATGTTATCATTTTTTTTTGGAATAAATATATTTGACCCTTGGATAGTTATTTATTTTATGTTGTTTTATTGTTCTGTTCATAATATTAACTATTCTATTTTTAAGGTAAATGGTGTACATAGGTTACATCACACGGAAGTTAACTTAAATTTTGGCCCCGACGTATGTGATGTAATGTTTGGTACGAAACATAGTAGCGAGGACTGTGTGGAAAATACAAATCACTATATTCCAAACATAATAGTTATTACATTTATAGTGTCGATATTAAAATATGTATGTAGAACAGAATGGGTAAAAGATAGTTTATTAGTAGTGCTAATAACATTACTATCATCGGGTATTATATTACTATTTTTTTCATCCATTATTTTATGGTATTTAGAGTGTAAAAAATATAATAATAAAATAGAAAATAGGTTGTGTGGCGATGGAGTAGTGGAGTCCGTAAAAAAAGATACACAAGTAGATATACCAGAAGAGAATAAAGTCATAAAATCATAAAATCATAAAATTATAAAAATAAGAACAATTCTTTATTTTTATAATTAATCTAATTAATATATAATATAAGATAAAATATAATTATGAGTAAAATAAATGCCGATTTAGATAAAAGATTAAAGCAAACAGAAGCATGTTACAATTTTGAAAAACTAAGTTATGAATCAGGATTATTAGATGCAGGTGTAGATGTTACGTATATTATTCATTTAGAGAATAACAATCGTTACGATAATATTCTTAAACAACTTGAAAAATATAAACCATCGAAAACAGTTTATATACTACTGAATAAGGGTTTTAGAAAATGTAACAAACAAAATATTACATCTTCGCCTGCTGATTTAACGGACAGCTACTTACAAATATTTAAACACGCTCAACAACAAAATTTTGGTAATATTTTAATTTTAGAGGATGACTTTGTCTTCAGCGAAAAAATAAAAGAAAAAACGCACATTACCAATATTAATAACTTTCTTGAAAAAAAATCAGGTGATAACTTTATTTATTTTTTAGGCGCTATTCCGTGGTTATTAGTACCATATAACTCTTATAGTTATCGGTGTATGCTTTCGACAGGCACACATAGTGTCATTTATAGTAAGCCGCATCGTGATGATTTTTTACAAAATTTTAATAGAAGAATGATCGTAACTGATTGGGATGTTAACTATAATATCAATTTTACAAGTAGGTTCATTTATTACACACCATTATGCTACCAATTATTTAAAGATACAGAAAACTCTAAAGAATCAAAATTCACAAATAAATATGTGTCTTTTGCTTCTGATATATTTCAGTATTTTAATTATAATATTATTTTTAGAATATTAGGAATTGATAAAAATCCCGAACCGGGATACTCCATTTTATATTTTTATTCTAAATTTATATTTTATATTGGTTTGTTATTTTTAATATACTTACCATTTCTTATAGCATACTGTATAAAAAACTATTATACGATAAGAGAATATAGTAATCGATTAATGAACATAGTTACTGGTCGGCCATGATATTAAAAAACTATGTGCTCGTCTATCCATTTTTTAATTCTACTATTTGTTGGTTCAAGTAATTTATTTAATCCATCAATATAAGTATGAAACCCTGTATCATTTTTTAACATTATATGTAAGGTATTGTATATAATATTATATATTTCTTGTGTGTATATATCTGTTATACGAATAAAGACATCATCGATATTTTTTACTTCAGGGGAAGAAGTATCTTCATTTGTGGTACTATTTCCAGGCACTTTTTCTGGAGAGTCATCTCGCAAAACTTGGTGAAGAACTTTTTTCTTTTTATCTTTGTCGTTAACGTTAGTGTAGTTTGACGATCCGCCGCTGCTGTGCGACGCTGGTATTTGATGAGACTGTAAACTATGAGATGCAACAGATGCGTGAGAATTGGTTAAATTCTGTAATTCGTAATTATCAAATCGTTTTTGATACGGCAATTCGTTCGTTTTTTGCATATTACCGTCACTTTCTAAAATAGTTTTATACATTTGAAGAGTATGTAAAATGTGAATTTTATCCGTTTGGCTATATGTTCGAATTAAATTTCCTATTCCTGTTTTAGCTAGCTCAATAAGAAGATCGTACAATTTTTTATTTTCAGCATTCGTTTTGGAGTCGTTTAAAAAATGATAAAATTTCTTGAACCTGTAAAAAATATTAAATAGATAAAATAAGTCTTCTTGTGTATCATTATTATACCACCGTATCACTGGTTGAGAGTAGTTGGGAATTTGTATTTGTAAGATATTATTGTGTATTGTGAGTTTTGTTCCAATTGGTGCAAAAGATAGATAACCGATTTGTAGTATTGCTTGAAGCGGTTCTAATATAGTCTCAAATCTCTCTTTTTTTCTTTTTGAACGTACTGTACTATAAATAAAGTTTATTGTTGATTGCATATTTTGTTTTACTCTCTTTATTAGAATGTAAATACTATATAGTAAATAATACATATATTTAAATATAAGTATTGATAAATATTGAAAATAAATATTTATATATTGAAAATAAATATTTATATATTGAAAATAAATATTTATATATTGAAAATAAATATTTATAAATAAGATATAACATAATATAATATAAAATGAGTATAGAAGAAGTTAATGTTAATAAGGAAATGCCTGCTTTATCTAAAAAAAATGTAGACGGTATTATACTAGTACTATCTTGTCAAAAACATAAAAACACTCGACTCAAAGAATTTTCTTTAAGTAAAACTAGTTATAATAACTGGGAAGTAATATATGTAATAGGTGACTTATTTTTAAAAGAAAACTATATATTAGAAGGGAATTTATTATATTTAAGATGCGAAGATTCATATTTACATTTATTAAAAAAATTGGTAATAGCGATTAAGTGTGTAAAAGAAATTTTTAATATTAAAGAGGGTATTTTAAGATGCGGAGATGATTTAATTATTAATGAAAATAATTTAATTAAGTTTATAAAGTCTAAAAAATTTGACTACTGGGGGCAGTCGTGTTTTAAAAAAGGTTATAAATGTGTTGATAAAAACAGTTTAAAAAATTTGAAGAATGATCCTTTTATGACGTTTTATTATAATAAACATAAAGAAGATTTTTTAAATCCTCATCATGGTATGTTGAATATGAATGTAACAACTCTTTCAAAATATACATATCGTCCGAATATTTATGGAGCTGCTGGTGTTATTTTTTATTTGTCTAATAAAGCATGTGATATTATAGTTCGCCATATGGAAAATATAAACTTTAATATACTTAGTTATGATAAATTTACTAAAAGTTATCCATATACAATTGAAGATTGCGGCATATCGTTTGTAATGTATTATAATGATATTGAATACACCGATGGACAGTTTTTTTATGATACCCCTCATGACAATACTATTGCTAAACACACAAATAAATATAAGTGAAAAATAATTATACAATTTTTATTTTGTAAATTGTATAATTTGTATGTTATTTATTACTTTACTATTTTATTATTTTACTATTTTACTACTTTTAAGGATTAGGTATATTGTGATTGTGATTATCACATATAGTTGTATTTGTAGTATCAGTAGTATCAGTAGTATCAGTAGTATCAGTAGTATCAGTAGTATCAGTAGTATCAATAGTATCAAAATTTTGAACCATAACTACTTCATTTGTAAGATTTTCGGATTGTGTGATTGACTCTTGTAAACAATTATTTAATTTATTTTTGTTATATAGAACCACACCTTGTCCACCACCACCACCACCACCACCAATATATACATTATTTGTAAAGTTGGAACTTTTGCCTTTCAAAAAAGCATTACTATTATTTTTTAAAAAAGAAATAGGGACACCATCATCATATATAGTTGATAAAAAAATATTGTTTGATGCGTAAAGTTTAATACACGAAATGTCATGTTTCTCGCACCAAGTTATACACTTTTGTATATGTAGTTTTTTCATAGAGTCTATTTTATCATAGTTGTTTCTATTCGATATCATATTTAATGTTGTAATTATATTCTCTAGTTGCCGCTGGCCAAGTACCACATTTATTTCCTCTATTTTATTTAAAAAGTAATAGTCGTGTTCAAGATTCAGAATACTATGAATTTCTTCTGGTGTATCTAGTTTCGAGAATTCATTACAAAACACATTATATAGCAACGATGAGTCTTCTAATAAAAAATTCTTACATACAATATATTTCTCAGAATTTGCTAACCTACTTGTATGTGGCTTTGTTATATAAACTTCGCTATATATGCACGATAACAAGTAAAGCATATCTACTGTAAGTTTTGAAAATATATCAAATATCTTTAAAATAAAGTGTCCGCCTTTTTTTTGCATAGTTACAGCATATATCACTTCTGCAACTAATAATTTACTTACTAATTTTTCTTGTTTATTAAAATCGTCTGAAACATCTATTCCACCATCCGCGGTAATAATGTCCATAGAGTTCATAAACTTATCTTTACAATATTTATAATTTTCTATTTTTAAAATATCACCTGTACCATCCTCACCATTTACGATGTTAACATTAGGATTATTTTCTAAAAACGTATTACTCTTTTTCCATCCTGGGCACCCCGGATCATCATTTATGAGTGTCATACCATAGTAAGTATCATTGGGATTTTTCCGCATATATGATGTCGCTTCAATAAATCCTCCTGGTCCTTCGGCAAGATGAAATGTTTTTATAGTTGGTAGCGGAGATGCGTTAGGTGGCGAAGAAGGATTTACATTTTTTATCTCTCCTATTTTAAACATCTTCCATAACTCTATCATTTTATAAAAAGACCTCGAAAGTGGTTTTAATTTACTTATTGACACTTTATTACCTGGTATTAGCGTATGAATAAATTCATATGGGTTTGTATATTTTTTAATATTATCCCACGCATCGGATGAAACCTCAATTTGTTTTTTAAATTTTGATAAATAGTCACATAATGAGTATGATATATAGTGCGATGGCGTCGATATTGGGGTAGATAAAAACCGTTGCGTATCGGTAGAAAAAGATACGGAATTATATATTTCAGGGTTTTTAATTGATATTAAATTATAATATGACATAAAGATAGTTATATTATCTAAAAAATAATATTTAGATTGTTTAGTTATTATTATTAATATTGCTGTTATTATTAAGAGCAATATTAATATTTAATTCTCAATTAGCAAGATTGATTTCATATCCATATCCATATCCATATCCATATCCATATCCATATCCATATCCATATCCATATCCATATCCATATCCATATCCATATCCATATCCATATCCATATCC